TGTTGCCCGCCATTGTCGTTGCACTGGTCGCGGCGCTGTTGTAGGCGACGCCTAAACCAAGCCAATACGGATCGTTCCAATATCGGCGGTAATTGTTCCAGTACTCGCGGATCACGACCGGGCAGGTCGGGTTTGGAGTGATCTCCGCGACCTTCTCTTTGATCTTCGCCCACTGCTTCTCCGAAGGATTGCTGTCGATGCCGTCGGTAAAGCCTTCAAACCATGCTTTAAATTCGCTCAGATTCATTTGCTCGCTCCATTGCTCTTAGGCTTCTGCTGCGCCTGCTTCATCTTGATCGCGCCCATCTTCTCGGCCTGATCCAGTTTGATCTGCCCAATCTGCTGGGCCTGTACCGCCCCACTCTGTGCCACCGCCCGGTCAAGCTGCGCCTGCTCCCGTTTCATCATCAGGTCCATGACCATTTCGGTGATCTCAAGCTTCATCTTCTCCCGCTCATGCTGAAGCTGCTCTTGGGCCTGCTGCTGCTCCATCCCCATTCTAGCCTGGTCGTTTGCCAGTTCGGTTTGGTCCCGCTGCTGTTCGGTCTGGGCTTTCTGCATGGCGATCTGGCCCTGCATCTGGATCTGCTTGGTCTTCTCCTTGGCGATTTCCATCTGGGGGTCAGGCGGGGGAGGCGCGGGGTTCTTGGCTGCCGCCTGTAGTTTCTCGATCGTGCTCTCAATGGCTCCTTCGAGCTGCGCGCCGACCTTGAAGCCACGAACGGCGAACAGGAGGATTTCACCCAACAAGGGGGCGAGTTCCTGGCCGGCCGGGGTAGAACTGATCTGTGTAGACGCTTCCAGGAATTGGCTGATCGCCGTGACGAACTCCACCCGGCTCTGCTTCTCGGCAGTCTGGTCGAGTTCGATCGTGGAATCCGTCTCCACGTCCACGCGGAAGTTACGCTTCAGAGGGTCCTTGAGAAGCGCGATGGCAGCTTGGCCAAGGGTCTGAGCGCCCGGGAGAGGACCGGCAGGACCGCCGTTATGGCCCATCATGGAATTGGGCCCCGGGTTCGGCGCTCCGCCGCCCGGGACCGCTGGCGCACTTGAGGCACCAGATTGCATCATCATAGCCAACTCAGCCGGATCAATCCACTGTCCGTCCGGCCCCATCACGAAATTGGCTTCGGGGACTGTGTTCAGATCGCAGATCTCAGCGATCGTATCAGCCTGGAAATGGTTGACGATGATCTCTGAATCGATCCGAAGGCCGTTTCGAACGAAGTTGGCAAAGTCCGTCTGCCGGTCCCTCACCCGCACAGCTCCGGTCTGGGCTTTCAACTGCTGCGCCGTCGCTGTTTCATTGGGATCGGTTGCGCCGCGGATGATGTCCGAGATACCCGTGACCTCATAGGCATCCATCTTCACCCGCTCACGGCAATCCAGCAGTTCATTGATCGCTTTGGTGATAACCTCGATGGGCCAGAACCAGACTGCTTTGGATAGATCGCCGTTCAACACTTGGAGCAGGTCCGTAGTCACCGGAACCCCATCCAATTCCCCAGCGTTCTGCAATAAGTCTACAATTGCCTCACTATTACCAGGGTAGAGGTACTTCACCTGCAAGGCGTCCATCATCACGTAAAGACGCTGGGTGAGACGGTCCATCTCCTGCGCTTGGTCCTGATACTGAAGATAGTCAGGGACAGGGGTTACCTGACCATTCGTCTGCGTGGCAAAGATCGGCTTCTGACATGGGAAGAAGTTGGTGAGCTTCAGCGGATCATCCCGGGTATCCAGGAGATCCCCGTCATACTCCTTGGCCAGCCAATGGACCTTCTTGGTGGTCTTGTCCCAGATTTCGTAGATGGTGGCTTTCTTGTAGAACTGCTGCTTGGTCTTGTTGCTGTCCTGGCCTTGAGACTTGGGACCGGAGTAGTCCAGCCGAACAGCTTTTCCAACTTCTTCCCCGAACCGGTCAATCAGCTCATCCCGGGTCATGTAGGCCTTGCGCCACACACAATAGACCTCAGCCCAGGTTCTGGCCCCAGGCGTCCACCCGAAGTCACGCCAGTAGACATAATCCTGAACGACCTCTTCGCTCTGGATCTCCTGCTGGGAGCGCTTGATGAAAAGCCCTTGATCGTCGCTCTGAACCTGCTCGTCCTCACCCACAGGTCCATAGTTGCCGTCAGAGTCCGGGGCTTCATAAGCCTCGTTCTCATCATACTCGGCGGCGTCTGCGTTGTTAGTGACCTGAAGCCCAAGTTCGGGAACGGTTTCGCCCGTCGTATTGACGACCTGAGTGTTTCCATCCCCTCGCCCCACCGCTTTCCGGACTGGGATGCGAAGCTCGACGTTGTGGAAATGTGGCACGTAGCGATGCCACTGCACGCCCTGCCCGACGATCAGATAGTCATCCCGACAGGCCTTGGTGCTCTCGGTGAAGTTCGGATTGTCGATGAAGAAGTCTAGGCATCGTTCGAGGATTTCTGATGCCACACGGGCGACAGGGTCCTTGTCTTTCCATCGACGCTGCACATCGGCTTTTGGAGGATGCGCATATATAACGGGCTTAAGAGTTTCCACATTGGCCCAGAAGAGAGCGAAACCACGTCCACGAGCATCAGCTCCGGCTGCGGCAGGTATATCGTCACGCCAAGACTCATTGCGGTACCTCTTGATGATCTTCTCGAACCGCATGAACGTGTCTTTGTTCTCGGATTCGAAGAGGTCGATCTCAGCCAGCCAACGGGCGGCTTCACCGGACGGGCCTTTGCCGAAGTCCTTGGCGGATTCGACGGGAGGGAGAGCGTTGCTTTGAGCCATTTAGATCCTCCCCCCCGTACTTCCCCGTCTCCGATCGCTGATCTTCCATGCCTGGTCCAAGGTCAGGGTGGACTTGCCCCCGATCACCACAGCAGGCCTGACCGCGGGTTGTGGGACCTTCCTGACCCATGGCCTGGACATGCAGCCGTAGCGCAACGCATCACCAGCGTGGTCCTCGCTCTCGGTGTCCACGTCCTCGGGCTTGTGCTCGTCGTGCTGTAGAGCCGGGAGAGTTCGGATGAGATGCGTGCAGGTGTCGAAGATGTAGAGCATGGGGCGCCCGTCACCGTCGCCCACAAGCCTGGCCCTTACCTGATCCCAGCCTGGGATGCGTTGATTGTCCGCCCGCTGCCAGGTCTTCCACCCGGCCTTGACCATGCGCTCAGCGATAGACGGACCACCGTCTTCCTTGAATGCGGAGGGGTCTAGAACGCCGTATTGGATCTTGTCGTCGTAGTCCTTGGGTGCGCCTTGGCGGGCTACTTCGGCGGCGTCGAGTTTGAGCCCGACGTTCGGTTCCGAGCAGCCATACCATTCGCGATACACCACCAGTGCACCGCGCGGGTAAAGATCACCATCTCCAACGACCGCCACCCAATAAAACGCAAACGGCGCCGCAGAACCCCAGTCGCCACAGCGGAAGCGAAGCCACGTATCCGGTATGACGTGAGGACGCACCACATGGCGAGCAGTGCTAAATTCAGGAAAGTAAGCGCCTTCGACAACGGACCAATCCCCCTCTAGCCATGCCTTCACCAGTGCCGGCGAGCCCGATGCCTTCAGCCTCGAAACATACCCCGGATCGTTCTCCATCAGGATCAAATTGTCGGAGACCTTTGCGGGGATAAATACGCGCTCTAGCCCGCTCTCTTCGTCCCGAAGAATCTTGTAACCACCCGGCGCAGGATCGATATAGCGCCCCTTAACCCACTGGTGCCCTGGCCCTCCGGGGTTGCCCGTTGCTCTGAAGCCAACCGGCACGCCTGCGCCGCTTCGTAGCGTCGCCATGAGCTTTTTGATCGGAGCAGGATCGGGGAAGTTGCCGATCTCTTCGACATAGACCCTTGTGTATCCATGGCCCTGGTACCCCTGTGCATCAGCGTCCCGCTCCAGGTATGCGAAGGTGAGTTTCGCCCCATCCGGGAAGCGCCAGTACTTCCCCTGCTCATGCCATGTAGCCCCGATCGGCCCATAGATCGCCTTGGACTTCTCGATGGTGTCTTCCAGCTCAACACGGGTGCGGCGGACCATCAGGCCATTGGCGTTAGCCCCAAACTCTCCCGCATGCGCAGCGAAGTCCCCCAGCATCCCCTGGGTCTTCCCCCCACCCCGAGCCCCGCCATAGAAGACCTCGAATACAGGGCACGTCAGCAGCGACGTTTGCGGGCCGGGCTGAGGTTGCCAGACGATTACTGTATCGTCGCTTCTTGCTGCGAGGCCCATTCTTTGCTCGTCTGTTGACGGGTGGGGACCGCAATCACGTAGTGCGTGACCTCGCTGCTGCTCTCGACCGCCTGCACAGGCTTGCCGTCAAGCCGGTCGCCGATTTCCCTGATGGCCTGAATATCCCCAGCCAGCGCAAGCTCGACTGTCTTCTCCGCGAGCCTGCGAAGCTTAGTGCTGCCGTCTTCCATGGCCTCCTTGACGGCAATGCGCAGCGCATCACGCCACGCCTGATCTTTCGGGCGACCACGGGGATTGCCTGACACGCCCTTAGGCAAAGGCATTGTTACCACTCACCAAATGTTTGATGTGGCGGGGCTGCATGGCACTAATAG